GTGAGTTCGAATTCGTCTGCAGTAGCTGTGCCATCTGGCGTTACCATCTGACTGTAGACCCATTCGCCATCCTGATACAAATTGTTCCCGTTATCTACGGGGTTCAATAATGTAGCATTCTTCATATCAAGTGACAAATGCACCTTGAAATCAGACCATGTACCAGCAATGTTCCCAGCTGACTGGTCGGTAGCGACCTTATTCATCTTGTCCCATGTCTGTTTTCCTCTATGCCAAGCTCCATGTGAAACCCATGTATCAGGGCAGGTCGAGGCACTTATCATGCCAGCATCGACAGTAATCGATGAACCAGGAGTTAAACCTTGAGCAACTCCAGAAATAGTATTGGTTGAAACAACACTGATTTTCTTTACATGATAATTTCGGCCTTGTTTATACAATCTTCGATTAACTGTCGATAGATCTCTTGCCAAGTCAATATAGTGCGACGTCTCTGTTCCAGGAGTCGCACTGGTAGTCAGTCTATACCGGAGGTATCGAACTGCCGGTTCTAGTTTTGAGCCATTGCCATTTTTACGTGCCATTGGCACAATGGGGTGGTAGGGGGTCAATAATACTTTCCACCATTAACCCCTACCCCATGAACAAGCCAGAACCACTCTGTATTCCGTGACATTCGCCCCGGATTCTATCTTCTTCACCCTTCCACCGGAAGCGTGGGTCTAAAATTGTATTGGGCAAGATGCTCAACAAATTTTACCTTTAGGTACACAATCGAAGCTGCCGGTAGCTTCGGAAGATTCAAGACATTGAATACTGAAAGTCTGCATAGGAGATCCACATCGATAACAGAATTCCTGCGGAAGCTCTTCTTGTGGTTCAGACTTTTGTTCTCCAGGAGAACGACGTTCTACACAAACGTCACAATAACAGATTGGTTTCTCCCAAATAAACTTCAAAGTAACCAACCCTCTACGTGCATCTGCTTTCTAACTCGAGCAGTAGAACATACTGGACAAGAAGCAGTGCGTGATAATCGAATAGAAACATTCTCACATCTAGGACAGTGGAAGATTCTCCAGACTGGTGTCATTAGAAACACCCACAATCAAATGGCCAACAATATCGACAAACGAGACGATAAGTTACCTTATGCGCAGCACGCTGGCAAGGATAGGTAGTAAGTGCAACAAGCGACACTAATACTCCCCCAAACATTCAGAAGAATCAGTGACATGATGATCACATGATTCTGGTTCAAGTCGATGTTGATCAACACCCGACTTCCAACCTCTAATATATTCGTCGTGTAACTCCCAATACAATATACGACGACAAAGCCAACGTATCATTGAGAATCCCCCTGACATCGAGAACACTCACAGAGTGCCCTCAACTGAGATTCTTCTAATTCCGTTAGACCTGAAAGACAGTTCCAACTCCATTTTCCATTAATTTTCACTTTCATGTATGACTTCGCCATGTTATGAGGATAGAGTGCCCGTATATATACATATGTATACACTGGAGGGAACTACGGACTACTCCACCCATTCAAATGAACAACCCACGCATATAACGTGGAATGTATCTGGACCAGCTGCAGAAATAAATTCAGGGTCCAGTTTAACTCTGGAGTGGATGAATGATCCACATCGAGTACAAGATGCTTCAGACGTCATCTGAACCTGCCAACCGTTTTAGGAAAACCCTTCTTGATCGTAAACTCGATCGCTTTGCCAAGAACTTTCTTCCCGACGTGAATAATCATTAACTTACGTGCATGGCGCTTGCCATTTTTGTACCAGTATTGAACTAACATGTTTCCCTTTCTGAAAGGCTTACCTTTCGTCCAGGTCGCCATCAGGCACAAACTCCTGATGCCTTTTCAATAACTACAGCTGTTAAACCCAACATATGGGTAATAACTAAAAGAATCAAATATTCTATTCGATTATTTTTAATGTGATCTATTGCAGTTGCAACCTTGACCACCTTCGCAGCAGCTTCGACTGGTGCTGGGTTAACTCCCATCTCAAATCGACTCCGCTTTAATTCCTCGATACTTACCAGGTGCAAGTTCGACTAGCACTGAGAATAAATCAGATGCATTGGAAGAAAATACTTCCAACTCTACCAATCCACAAAAGGCAGAGAATCCACCCAAAGTAGCACGACCATCAGAGATAGACGTATGCTGGACAACCGCAGGTTTAGGACCATTACCATCAGCACCCGGATAATTCGCCGGGTCATAAGGAGGGTAATCGTTGTTAAATTCTAAATTTTCTACAACGTCATCAATGGTGGTACCATAATCAAAGATGTTGATCAATGGATCATCATCAGCATCGCCAGGTACAGCAGGGCTGCCAGTTGCTGAAACAGTTGGGCGAGATTCGCCGTAACTTTTAATCAAACCTACCGTGTTGCGTGTGCCAGCCGATCCATCGTGATCGCCTAGCATTGTGAGTTCGAATTCGTCTGCAGTAGCTGTGCCATCTGGCGTTACCATCTGACTGTAGACCCATTCGCCATCCTGATACAAATTGTTCCCGTTATCTACG